TGAATACGAAACAACAATTTGCCTTTAACCAGATCATGAATGGTGCAAACACGTTCATATCCGGGCCCGGTGGTGTTGGTAAATCTGTCCTGGTCGGCAAGATTCGTGACCTGTGTTCCGACAGCACGATCTTCCTCGCCCCTACAGGCATTGCTGCACAGAACATCAAGGGCGCGACGATTCATAGCACGTTCCGTCTACGACTTGGCTACTTGTCCCCACAACAGCGCAACAACGTCAACGAGAAGGTCAAGGAACTGTTCAGCGACGACTCAATCACCCGTATCGTGATCGATGAAATCTCTATGGTACGTGCTGACACGTTCATGGCGATTGACATGGCATTGCGTAAAGCAAAGCGCAAGAACAAGCCTTTCGGTGGTCTGCAAGTGATCGTCGTCGGTGACTTCTTTCAACTGTCGCCAGTACTCAACACCAAGTCGACTGAGGGTGAATACTTCCTGAAAGAGTTCGACAGCCCGTTTGCCTTCGACACTGATGCATGGCGTGAAGCAGGCTTCCAGACCATCGAACTTGATGAGGTCATGCGTCAATCTGATGCAGTGTTCATCAATGCACTCAACAGCATCCGTACCCGTGATGACAACTTCGAAGCAAGCCTCGAGTTCTTGAATGAACAGGGTATGAGCAAAGAAGAGATGGACGACGACACGCTGTTCCTGTGTTCGACCAACCGTGAAGCGGATACGGTCAACAAGCACAACTATGACGACATCATGGGTGAGGAACGCCTCTACGTTGGTAAGAAGAAAGGGCCGTTCAAAGATCTGCCAGTTCCTGAATGTCTGTCGCTGAAAGTCGGCTGCAAGGTACTGATCTGTGCAAACGCGCTTGATGGCTCGTACTACAACGGTCAGACAGGACACGTTGAAAAGATGTTCAATGACAGTATCATGATTCAACTGGAAACAGGTGAACACATCACTGTCAAAGAGTTCAAGTGGACTGAGTACGAATACTTCAGCGGTGGCGAAGGTGGTGTGGGTATTAAGCCTGTTGCTGACTATCAACAGTACCCTTTGCGTCTTGGCTATGCATGTACTGTGCACAAATCTCAAGGTCTGAGCTTGTCACAAGCAGCGCTCTACACTGGCAACGGCTTCTTTGCACACGGACAGGGCTATGTCGCGTTCAGTCGTCTGCGGACCCTTGCAGGGCTTTATGTGTTGAAGGAGATCGCACGCAAAGACATCATTGTTGACCGTCGTGTGACCGAGTTCTACGAAAACAACAAGTTTGCCAACCTGATGAACATGTGAGGTATTGATATGTTGAAAGGCTTCCTGCATACACCGCGTTATTCGTACTACGACTCTATTGTAATGATGTTTTCTGCAATCGCGTACACTGATAAGGCCTATGCATTATGGATCGGTATTATTGTTGTCTGGTTCGTGTCTATGCTCTTCATTGAACGACACTACAAGAAAAAAGGCTAACACAATCACACCGCTGTCAAAGGCGGTGTTTTACCATATGAGGAATGAATATGATTGACCATTTTGACGGTGACTTCAAGTTTCTGAGTAACTTCCACCCCTCTGAGGTTGAACTTTCCAACATCATGTTCCCGACTGTTGAGCATGCGTATCAAGCTGCTAAGTCGGATGATTGGGATGAGCGTGCGTTGATGAGTCTGATACCTACAGCAGGTCAAGCAAAGCGCGCAGGTCAGAAGCTCAAACTGAAGCAAGACTGGCACTTACACAAACGGCGCATCATGGAAGACCTTCTAGTTCAGAAGTTTAAACATCCTGAATTGCGTGCACTGCTGATGGCAACTGAAGGGCATGATCTGGTCGAGGGGAACTACTGGGGCGATACATACTGGGGAATCTACAATGGCAAGGGGCATAACTACTTAGGTAAGATCCTCATGTCAATCAGAAACGGTATCAGTATGGGAATACTCTAATGAGTGATCGAATTTACTTCTTTGGTGGTAATACAGGCGAGGCACATAGTATCGCTGAACGGCTTGGCTTCAGGCGTGGTCAGTACGTTGTGGTAATTGGGTACAACTGTACCAGCATTCGAGGTATGCGAGGTGAGACGATTTACGTGGTAGGTAATGCCGCCGCACGCGACGACTATACCCACGTAATCAATGAGGCGTTGATGAGGGCCTTCACCGTCGTTTACATTGACGATGAAGTCCTCGATCTGGTTGAGGGTTAGAGTTCGGCGCTGAAGGTAATAATAGCTGAATACTGGACAACACCTGATGCAGTAGCAGACCCTGAGTGCCAGTAATTGATTGTATCCGCACTAACGCCACCGTTGGTAGTGTTAATGGTCGACACCCCACTTGCGACTACCGAAGGGGAGGCTCGCATTGGTACAGGATGTTGTAACATTGTTCCATACCCGTTACCCGCATTTTGATAACATACCCAGTTCACTGATGTGGTATAGTAGTAACGTCGGCATAACATCAACTCATGAGCCCGATTACGGCGTTCAAACGGTGTCACTGTCCCAGCCTCAAACTGCAAATCGGTCAACGAGATGTAGTTACCAGCAGTAGCGCCCCAGTTGGTGGATGATGGGACTGTTATGTAACTGCCTGTATTCCATACATTACTCGCTGGAGCTTGGTTGTTGCCTGTGTTTATCGCACCGATCCACACCTGCATGCCAATACCGCCTGTTTGTGGAATGACGGCGGCAAGAGGTACAGCGGGTACGTTGATAGATACTTTGACTGGAACACCAGAAACAGCGGCGAACGAGGTGTTGTAGCTTACTGACCCTGTACTATCTCGAACCGCTACACTGAAAGTGCCCGTCACGTTTGTTTTGAACAGAAACGATACTGCTACAGGGCTACCGACTAGGTCGAAACAGTTATACCCTTCGATGTGTTGAACGATACCACTCCAAAAGTTTGTTGAAGTTGTATTGGCAATGGCCGTGTTTACTGTCTGAACTATTGCGAACCTGGTTATAGCACCGTCAAGAATAGTTCCTACAGATTGTGTGAATTGCCCGCCAGCAGAAGCTGAGTTTGCTGTATAGAAACGGTCAGGGCCTGCATATCCACCTGTAGCCGTTCCGAACGCCGCTGCCGCCCTCTGCGCAATCGAGCAATCGCCATTGATAATCCGGTTACGCCCTGTCACGCCTAATGCAGACCGTGCCCCATCAGCAGTCGTCGCCCCATGTCCACCCTGAGCGATAGTGATAGCGGTAGTCAGTGCGTTAAGCGCTGTGATATCGCTGTTTGCACCCTTGTTTGCTTTGTTTGTTTCAGCCGCTGTCATACGCGCAGGCAGGCCCGTCAGCGTAGCAGTGGGGACACTGGTGCTTTCGTCTAGTGTTGCAACTGTGTCTACTCGAATCTTTGACATACACGATAACCTTTGTGTGATGTGTGTTCTATATGAAGCTATTTATAAGCAACCATTGCGTTCCAACGGAATCTATGTATACTTGTCTTACTAAACCCTGAACTAGGATTATCCACAATGTTAAAAGTACTGAACTCCCTCGAAGCGACAAGCAAGCGCACGGTGAAGGAGTCGATCCTTACCAATCTGTCGCATGACGAAGCCGAGCTGTTCAAAAAGATCGGGATCGCTACCTACAGCCCTGGCATCACATACAACATCGTCAAGTACCCGCGCCCGACCGTCTACACTGGGCTGAATACGCTTGAAGCCGCAATCGATGGCCTGAAGGTGTTGTCGTCGCGCAGTCTGACTGGTAAGAAGGCAATCGAGTATATGACACGTCTCGAAGGCTCTCTCAGCGCAGATGACGGTGAGGTCTTGTTCCGTATCGTCAAGAAAGACCTGCGTTGTGGTGTGACTGACTCAACGATGAACAAGGTCTGGCCGGATCTGATCTACACCGCCCCGTATCAGCGTTGCTCTTCGTTCAGCAAGAAGAACCTGTCGAAGCTCAAGCTACCAGCATTCAGTCAGACCAAATCTGACGGTATGTATGTCGACATCATCGCAAACCCTACAACTGTGGTCTATCGTTCGCGTACATGTGAAGTCAAGCCGTTCAACAACCAAGAAACTGACGGTATGTTCATCCCTGGCTTCGTGTACATGGGTGAAGCTCTGTACCTGGATGAGAATGGTAAGATCATGTCGCGTAAAGACGGTAATGGTCGTCTGAACGCCGATGAAGTTGATACCAGCCGCATCGTCTTCGTGCTGTGGGATATCGTGCCACTTGCTGACTATGAAGCGCGCATCTGCAAGATCCCCTACGCAACGCGCTTGAACACCCTGAAAACTGCAATCGCTGGCAAAGCTGATCATCTGCGTCTTGTCAGTACGAAAGTCGTCAACAGCGTGCAAGAGATCATCGACCACTTCAAAGAGGAAGTCGAGAAGGGTGAAGAAGGTACAGTCGTCAAGAACCAGCACGGTATATGGGCCGATCACACTTCACCCGACCAAGTCAAGTGTAAGATCGAATTCGAGTGTGACCTTGAGATCATCAGGCTTGAAGAAGGCACAGGTAAGAATGCTGGACGACTCGGCGCTGCCGTGTGTGCATCGGCTGAACGTATGCTGATCACTGGCGTTGGTACGGGCTTCAGTGACAAAGACCGTGATGCACTGTGGAATGAAAGTACTGTTGGTATGATCATCACTGTTCGGGCCAACGATATCGTGAAAGATCGCAACAGCGAAACCTTCGCACTGTTCCTGCCACGCAACATTGAAGTCCGTACAGACAAAACCGTGGCAGATACATATGAACGTATTGTTGAACAAATGAACGCATTCGTAGACACCCTAGAGGCCATTGGCAAATGAGTGAAACATTAGGTAAGGTAGAACAAT